GTCTGATTTAATAAATGAAAGTCCATTAGGAGCATAATTAACGCTCATGTTTGTTAGTACAGATCTTTTATATTGTCTTGTATAATCATTTGGAACCATCTTTATTTCAAAGATAGATGGTGCTTTGAGGATAGATGGAGCAGTATCAACTGCTTCAGGTAACATCTCTCTTCTAAAATATCCTATGATCTTTCTAATAGTCTGAGCTTCATGGAGTGATTCAGGATAGAATGTCCAATCAAAGGAGAATGCTGGTTTAAATCCAGTTCCTTGGAATATCATTACCGGAAACGGATTAGTAGTTACTTGGAATGTACTCTTGGCTGCAGCTGCTAAAGGACCACTAGCTTTAGATAGCATAAATGCTGCCCCAGCTGCTGTTGCTGCTTTAGGATCGTTTTTAAGACTACCAAGAACGGAGTTGACTGATTGAGCACCAACTTGGGCTGGATTTTGCTTCATTGCATTTGCAATGCTTGCTGTTCCACCAGAATCTGATTGCATAAGTGAGCTCATACCTTCTTTAGCAGCATTACCAAGAATGTAAAGATTCTCCTTATCATACCCAGCACCATAGCTATCAGATATGTTAGCAGGTAGTGGTAAATATACACCTTTTTTGAATTGGAAGGTTCTTCTCGTCTCTTCTGGTCTTAATTGTTTGTGGTCGTAGGCGTCGAAGCATATATAATAATCAGCTGATAAATCGGAAGGAAATACAAGAGGCGATTTATTACCTTTAAGCAGAGAAGATCTCTTCTCTTCTATTTTCTTTTCTGGTAATGTTGATGCTGAACTAGATTTATTTGGAGGTGAAGTACTAGATGATCTTGAGCCACCAGATAAAGCTGGGTCAGCACCACCTTGTACACCAGTTAATCCAGAAGATGATTGTCCAGACGATTGAGGAGCAGTTGCCATTAAGTTATTCCTATGAGTTACAGCGGTATATTTAAACCTAAAAATCCTTCGAAGTATAAAGGAAACCCGTCAAATATTATTTATCGCTCTCTTTGGGAGTGTAAGTTCATGAGTTATCTGGATGCACATCCGGATGTTATAGAGTGGGCAAGTGAAGAATTCGCTATACCGTATTTATCACCCATAGACAACAGGATTCACCGGTATTTTCCGGACTTCTGGATCAAGAAGCGTGGTAGAGACGGGGTGATTGAGACTACTGTCGTTGAAATCAAACCTAAGAACCAAACCCAGCCTCCCAAACCAAGATCCAAAATAACCAAAACTTACTTGAACGAAGTAAAGACATGGGGAATAAATAGCTCTAAATGGCATTATGCCACTAAATTCTGCGAAGAACGTAAGTGGAAGTTTCAGATTTTAACCGAAGATGATCTAGGCATCAAATAATGGCACAAACTTATCAGCAAATGCTGCAACAAGCTATATCAAGAGGTCAGGTAGCTGACGCTCGGACATGGTTTGATACTAGCTACCAAGAGCTATCAAAACAGGATGCACCGAATGTGCTAGCGGGTGGTGATAATCGTCTGACTAAAAGTCTCGTAATTGGGAAGATGTACTTATTTCATTATGATCCTAAGCATAAAAAGACTCTCCCAAAGTATGATAGATTTCCATTGGTATTTCCTTTTGAGCATGCTGAAGGTGGTTTTATGGGAATCAACTTCCACTATCTACCTTCCGGCTTGAGAGCATCATTATTAGATAATCTAATGGTGCTTGCAAATAACAAGACATTTACTGATAACATGCGTCTCAACTTAAATTATAAACTGTTAAAGAACGTAGCGAAGTTTGCCCCTGCTAAAGAAGGTATAAAAAGGTACCTAAATAGTCATGTTAGATCGAGATTCTTTTACATAAGGCCCGATGAATGGGCAAAAGCCATCCTACTACCACTAGACGACTTTGTCTACAGGAAATAAATGCTAGATATTAATCAGTTTAAAACAGCAGTCCAAAAATACGACCTTGAAAGACCAAATCTTTTTAAGGTTGACTTTGGCATGCCAGCATTCTTCAAAGATACAGAATTTAAAGATGTTGTGACATACGTTGATAATACAAGACATTTATCCCTTCTTTGTAGAAGTGCTACTATGCCAGGAAGAAGTTTAGCACTTGCTGATGCTAAAAGATATGGTATTGGTCCGAGTATAAGAATGCCTACAGGTGGTCAATTAGAAGAGTTCTCTCTTACCTTCTTAAATGATGCGGATAGCAGGACATGGCTATTCTTTAACAAGTGGATTGAGTATATCTACCCAATGGGTCCAAAACAGAAAGGTATGGAAGTAGTACCTGGTCAACTAACATCACATCAGTTGAAGTTTAAGGAAAGATATCAAGCTGACCTAAAGTTGACTACGTATGGCAGTGAAAAGGGCAAGTTCAAGGGCAGTGGTATTGTAAGTGCACTCGTATCAGCAGTATCATCTGCCGCAGGTGTACCTTTTGTTGGTTCGCTTTTAAACAGCAGATCAATGCAGCAATTCAATCTAGTACCAAAAAGAATAGTTACTTTCTACAAAGCATTTCCAACAAGCATAAGTTCACTAAACTATAGTGCTGATACCAGCGATACTTTTTCAGACTTTACAGTAGGATTCACATTCGTAAATTATTCAGGCACCATAAAATTTTAACAGGAGTTTATTATGGCTTTACCAAAGCTGATGCATCCAACATTTGATTTGACAGTTCCTTCAAGTAAAAAGAAAGTTAAGTTTAGACCGTTTTTAGTTAAAGAAGAGAAGCTTCTTTTAATGGCTAAGCAGAGTGAAGAATCATCTGATATTACAAACGTATTAAGACAAATCATTATCAACTGCGATGTAGAGTCTGCATTAGATGTCGATAAATTAGCTTCTTTTGATATCGAATACTTATTCTTGAAATTGAGATCGAAGTCTATTAATAATATTATTGATTTGGCATATACAGATTACGAGGACGAGGAAGTTTATAAGTTTGAGATTGATCTTGATAAAGTTGAGATAGTTTTTAATAAAGATCACAAAAATGTAATTAAACTGACAGAAGAGTCTGGTATTGTAATGAAGTATCCTACAGTTGACTTGATGTCGGAAGTATTGAAGCAAGAAGACCTGTCTAGCATATTATTTTTAATGATCAAGGGTTGCATGGATCAATACTATAATGGAGATGCTATCACTTACTTCAAAGATAGTACACCCGAAGAGGTTGATGAATTTGTAGATAGCTTACCAACATCAGTTCTAAAGGATTTCGAAGTATTTTTTGACACGATGCCCAGATTGTACCATAAGTTGGAATACAAGAACAAGAAGGGTACTGATCGTGTCATCGAGCTAAGAACACTCGAAGATTTTTTTACGTTGCGCTGAGCCATAACAGCCTAGAGAATTACTATAATGTAATTTTCATTCTGGCTCAGCATCATCATTATCAGATTTCAGAAATAGAAAACCTGATCACATTTGAGAGGGACATTTACCTACAGATGTTATCGGACCATGTCAAAAAACAAGAACAAATGGTTAAAGAATAATGGCAGCTGATCCAAACAGAGATACATTCCTAAAGCAGTTGAGTGAGATGCGTGCGCTACGCTCTCAACAGCTGCAAGCAGGTGGTCAACAAATGCAAGCGTTGGGTAGACAGACAGCAATGATGTCTAATATGAACAATACTCTTGCTAGACAATCTCAAACGCTTTCCCAACTTAATAACTCACTATCACGTGGATTCTCAGGTCTAGCCAAATCCATTGGTGGCTTATCTTCTGCTGTAACTAGAGGAGCAGCTAGTACAGTTGCTGCTGTTGGTAGAGGAGCTGGTGGTGCTGTAGGAAGTGCTGCAGCAGGTGTTGGAAAAGTATCATCTAGTGCTGTATCAGGTATTACTCACGGTATTGTATCATCATTAAGTTATGCACTACCAACCGCTATTGCTGGAGTGATTGGTAAGTCTTTAATATGGGATAACATTGATGATGGTACTAAAAAAGAAATGGGTGAGAACATTGGTGGTATCTTTAAAAATGTATTTGGAGATTCGTTAAAGCCTGTAACTAAAGAATTGAAAGTAATGACGATGACTTTGGCTGATACGCTAGAGTCGTTAGGTGATACCATTGGTGGTGTTGTAGCAGGAATCAAAGGAAGGATGCCTGCCTTAAAAGAAGGTGCTAAGGATAGAGTTTCAAGTGTAACTAGCAGAGCGTCGGATGCAGCTGAAAAGGTTAGAGAGAATATTCCACATGGAGCTCGTGTTGCTAAGATCATGGGTGAAGATGTTTCAAAGGCAGCTAAAAAAGGTTACGATATTGCAACTAGCATTACCGGTCCAGATGCTACCGGTGCTAAAGGTGTAGCTGCTGGTGTCGGAGCAATAGCAGTAGGTAAAAAGACTGCCAATGTTCTTCAAGAGAGTGCGGCAACAGCGAAGGGTGTTGAAAAAGCAGCGGGTGCTAAGAATTCTATCACAAAGCTAGCTATGGACCTCCTTAAAAAGGATGGATCTAAGGTAACAAAAGCATCACTACTAGCTGCTCGCGTAGTTGCTAGGTTGACGTTGATGAGTGGTCCCGTAGTGTCTAAGTTATTAGGTGCAATTCTTAAATACAAGCTAGCTAAATGGACAGCTGTTCTTAGCTTGGTTATTGAAGGTGGAATGTATTGGCTGATCGCAAGTGAAGTTGAAGCAATGATGCAAGAAGGTGTGCTTAACGCTGAGGAAGGTAAATCCCTTATCGAGCTTGCAAGGAAACAGGCAGCATACTCTTCAGCTGGCGCTCTAGCTCTTGGAGGTATTGGTGCAGCTGCAGGTTCTGGTCTTCTTTCAATTCCTTTAGGTATTGGTGGATCTGTCCTTGGTGGTATAGTAGGAAATAAGATAGCTGAGGCAACAACAAAGTTACCAGAAAGCCTCAAACAAGAATACGAAGAGACAAAGAAAGAAGCTGGTACTACTGGTAGCGTTAACCCAGCCACTGTTGCAAATAAAAAGAAAGCAAAAACTGACAAGAAAGCTGCATCAGCAGTATCAAAGCCAAGCGCAGGTGCAACAGAAGGTAAAAAAGGTGAAAACGGTACTGCTCAAAAAGCTATGGAATATTTTATGTCCAGAGGATGGACGAAAGAGCAGGCTGCTGGTATTGTAGGTAATTTACAAGCTGAATCTTCTTCCTTTAATACTACAGCTGTTGGTGACAATGGTCAGGCTGTTGGTATAGCACAATGGCATCCGGATCGCCAGCAAAGATTTAAAGAGATATTCAAAAAGGATATCAAAGATGCTAGTTTCGAAGAGCAAATGGCATTCGTTGACTATGAACTAAACAATCAAGAAAAGGTTGCTGGTGATTTGTTAAGGAATGCAAAAACAGCTGACGAAGCTGCAGCTATTATTGACAAGTACTATGAGCGCTCTAAAGGAACTGCTCTCAATAAGAGACAACAAAATGCTCTAGCTCTTATGGGTGGTGGTGCGCAAACTACAATGATGGCAAGTGCAGGTGGTGGTGCTCAGTCCGGAGGAGATGTTGTTTCTGGATTACCAACTAATCAAGTATCAGCTGCCCAAAAACCAACGGCTGGTATGAATGTATCTCAGAAGATGGATTATTATCGCAATCAGATAGGCGATGAAAAAGGCCCAGAAAGCACTACCGCTAAGGCAGGAGAGCCAAAGCAGCCTGGTTTATTGGAAGGGTTTAAAAACGCATTCGACAGTAGTAACAGCGATAGTCTAACAGCTCAGCTAATGAAAGGCATCGAAGGTTTAATGGAGTTTGATGTCAAAGCTAAGAAAGAAGCTGCTTCTGGTGGATCAGTTGTTACTGGCGGTGACACCACAATCGTTAATAATAATACCGGTGGCGGTGGTGGAGGAGCTCCAGCATATAACCCAATAATGCCTGCCGCAAGTTATCAATCACAATTTACATCACTAGCTGGTATTCAGCGTACAGCATAAGAAAAAGGGGCCTAGGCCCCTTTCTTTTTAATCATCCAACAGTGCTTTGAACTGTTTCAGATCATCGTCCTCATCACCATCCCATGGTGCAGCTGCTTGTTTCTTTGCAGCTGGTTTTGATTCCTTCTGCTTTGGTGCAGTCTCAAATTCTTCATCCTCATCTTCACTCAAATCAGTTAAAGATGCGTTACGAACTTGTTTAGGAGTACCACCATCTAAACCTAGAACACGATAGAGCTTTTGTTTCAACTCATCATACGACTTAAAGTGTTCATCAGCTAAGAATGCTTGTAATGAGTGTTGCTGCTTCCAGATCTTCTCTAACTCTTCATCATCATCCAATAAAGGAGCTGCTGCCTCGAACTCAGACTTATCATAGTTACGATAGCCCTCTACATTACGAATCTTCAACTTGAAGTTAGCACCTGCCCAGAAGTCAAATGGGTTGATTGGCTCCTCATCCTCAAACTCTGGATTCATAGCAGCATTCAACTTATCAAAGATCTTCTTGCCATATTTAAACAAGAATACTTTACCTTCGTTCTCTGGATGAGCTTTATCACTTACAACATAGATGTTAGAGATAAAATTCAACTTACGTTTTTGTTTACGAACCTGATCTTGGTTAGCTTGTAACTTAGTAGCCCATAATTGGCTGTTATATTCTGATACAGGATCTGCTTTACCAATTGTGGTTAAAGACTTCTCAATATACCATTGACCACCAGGACCTTGGAATCCGTGATCAAAGATACGAACGAATGGCACATCTTCACCATCTGGTGATGGCAGGAAGCGAATAACAGCATAGCCGTTACCAGACTTATCTACTTCAGGTTGCCAAAAGCGGGTATCTTGTTTACGACCTTCACCTTCCGGTGATGCAAGTTTAGATACTTGCTGATTGATTTTGTCCAAGCTGGACTTTGAGGACTTCTTGAGATTTGAAAAAGACATCGTATGCTCCTTGTGTAAAATATATGTATTAGCGTATCCACCAAACTAATTATGTAAGTGTACATTGTTCTTGTATATCAGTCAACATACTCCTATATTTATCTTCCTCAAACTGCACAAACGGAGAAAGTTTCAATAGTTTGTTATGAACTGTTTCCCATACTGGATCCTTTATCTTAGCTTCCCAGTACTTGAACAGGCACTTCTTTTGCACAGCGTTAATAATAATCAACGTCTCTGCACATATCTCTTTTGAGAGATATCTCCTTAAAAGAGGTGGGTGCTGATTATCCACCACTTTCATTTCTTCTTTGAGGTTGTCTATTCGACTGACATCACTTTTAAATATATAGGAAAGGGATTCCTTACGCTTTAACCAATCTCGGTATTGTTTCTCAGCAATCTGC